CTGATGGTGTAAATCTTTCTAACGTAATGGGTATCAGATTGCAAAATGGTTCTAATGGTTCCTTTGGCGATCGTCCTATTAAAGCTAAAGAATATGAAGCAGAATTGATCAAAGCTTTCGACGGTTCTTTCTCTGATGATATCTATGACTTGGATAATAACCGTATTGACTGTATTTTCGATGCTAACTATCCAAAACCAGTTAAACGTGCTATTGAACAATTAGCTGCATTCCGTGAAGACTTCGTATACTTCCGTGATATGGGTCTAAACATCAACTCCATTGAAGAACTTCGTATTAAAGATTATGAAAACGCTAAGAATCGTTATTGTGCAACATACATGAACTCTTACGAAATTTATGATCCTTATACTAAGAAACAAATTCCTGTTACAGTTACTTATGACTTAACTCGTCTATTTGTTAAACACTTCATCAATGGTCGTAACCGTCCATTCTGTGGTCAAAAATATGAAATCATTATCCCTAATGATACATATGTTGAAGGTACATTGAACTTTGCTCCAAAACATACTCCATACGTTAACCAATTCAAAGAATTAGATGATCTTCGTATCAACTACTTATCTTTCTACAATGGTGATGTATTGACTATGAACTCTGAGTATACTTCTCAAACAAGATATACTCAATTATCTTGGATCAACAACGTTCTAGCCGTTCAACAAGTAATCAAAGCTATTCGTGAACTTTGTCCTAAGATCCGTTATAGCTTCCTTGATGGTGATGACTTGACTAAGTATAAGAAAGACGTAAACGACTTGATCGTTAACCGTTATTCTAACTTGTTCTCTTCTTTCGAAATCGAATACGTATCCAATGCATTGTATAATTCCAATAAAATTATCTATGCTTGCTTGTACGTTAAATTCCGTAATTTCGTTCAAACAGAGATCTTCAAGATTATTGCGTTGGATTAATAGGAGGGTAATAAATAATGTCTAAAGAAACCGTAAGCAATATTTTTGACAGTACCCTCGACCCTCGCGATGTAACCAAATATACATTGATGCGTGGTGTAACAGACTTCACAAATCTACAACAATTTGATTTGTACGAAACTGGGTACTCCTTCTTGATTTGTCTTGATATTCCTAAATTCTTGACAGCTCTTAGAAGCCGTAATAATACATACGATACTTTGATTCGTAACTACCGTCATATCTTAGAATATGAATTCCGTGGTGCTCAAGGTATTGAAGATATCGGTGCAGAAACTAACCAATTAACAAATGGTATCACTGATCTCAACATTATTACAAAAACTACTGAACAAGGTGGTACTTCCTTCAGCATGAACTATTACGAACGTTCTGGTTCTTTGATTACTAAGGTTAACGAATTATTCATTCGTGGTGTAAAAGACCCTCGTACTCAATTCAAACGTTACAATGGTTTGCTTAAATACCCTGAATACACAGGTAAAGACAATGCTGGTCTTACAAAAGGTTACCAATCTGAAATCTTCCATTTCTTATTGATTGTAACTGATAACACTGGCTTGAATGTTGAAAAAGCATACATCCTTGCTTCTTGCCAACCAAACGTTGCCAATACTTCTATTTACAACGTAACTCGTGGTGAAATCAACTTCTCCGAAATCGCATTGCAATTCAATGGTTTCCCAATTCCTGGTCGAATTGTAAACCAACGTGCAGTGGAATTCTTAGATTTCATTAACAAACACACTTGCTTCGATGAAATGGAATTCGGATACAATATCCTCAACAAATCCTTGCATCCTGAAGCAGCTGTTGAAGTATATGCTGGTTCTGCTGACGCTACTGTTGCAGATTCCCCAACATATGATAGCATTGTTAACCTTAAATCTACTATCTAAGATTAATAATACACAATCTATCCCTCTATACCGTTTCGGCGGTATAGAGGTTCTTTATGTCAAAGTGATTAAATAGTATCCCCGGTACATTAAGGTAATTATTGCTAAAATCGACATTTTATTTTTAGGAGGTACAAATCATTGGCTGACGACAATAAAAAAGGAAGACGTACTCCGACACCAGATGAGCTACCTATTGTAAGCATGGATACAAATAAGAAAATTGCTGGCAGTATCCAAGCTAACATTGATGACCTATATAAGAATACATATTTTACGAATAATGATAATAGTAAATATATTGATAGTATCAAGCGTAAGATGGATGATGACTTAGAAGGTCTTATTGATAAAGCCAAAGCTCAAAATGGCGGAACAAATATGGCTGATCTCTATGCTAGAACATTAGCCAGAAATGATACTGATTCTCTTAATGAAATCAGATCTGCATTAGAAGATGAAACAGTATTAGCAGATATCATGGATATCTATTCCCAAAATGCTTTGGTTAGAGATCTAGATAGAGAAATCGATACTGTTTGTAAATATATGCCTAAACTTGATGAGGCATTAGATATTAAAAAAGATAACGTATTATCTGCAGACCACTTTAATGATGATGCTGTTCGTATCAGTATCGAAAATGTTGCTGGTGCTGGAATTACGAATAACAATAATAAATCAGAAGCAGATGGTTCTGATTTAGAACTATTTGCTAGAAAATATGATTTGGAAGCTTTTAGAAATGAGTTATATTCTAAGACAGCAAAATATGGTGAACAGTTTGTATATATTGTGCCATATAAAAGAGCTCTAGAAAAACTTATTGCTAGAACAGATGGAGCAAGCTTGTTATCCGAAGAAGGAATCCTTACAGAAGAATCTATTAATGAAGGATTGCAATCTATTAATGAGACTCTAAGTTTTAGATATACAGATACTGATGAATCTAAACTAAAATCATTTGGAGCTCAAGAATTATATGATTTATCTGAATCTACTTTATCCGATTCAAGTTTAGAAGGATTAAAATCTAATAATATTGAATATTCTGGATTAGATATTGAAATAAACAAAACAGGAGTAATTCCTGGTATCATTGCTCAGGAATGTAATATGAGACGCATTTTCAGTGAAACAGTCTCTCTATTTGGTGAGGAGTCGCTTGGTTCTGCACGCAATGCATATCTTTCTAACTCTCTTTATTTTAAAAATATTAATAAAAAATTAAAGAAAGCTGCTCAAGGAGGAACTTTAGAAGGTCCTACTAGTTTAGCTGATGATGGATTAAAAGATCTAGATGAACCTACAAAAGCTAATGATGCAGAACAGTTAGAAATTCCTGGTGCTGTATTTGAGATCTTAGAGCATGATAGAGTAAAACCTATCTATATCAATAATACCTGCCTAGGATATTATTATATCGAAATGAATGATCCTAATGGTGGTAATGCTGAAGAACAAATGACGTTTACTTCTACATTAGGTGGTATGAGACCTAGAAGAACTGCTAGAGAAAATGAAGCAAACGGTGGCACTTCTACTCAAGATAATGAAGTTCTTATGAAGATCGCTAGAAAGATTGCTCAAAGAATTGATAAGAAATTCATTAACTCTAATCAAGATATTGCTAAAGAGATCTATACTGTATTGAAATATAATGCTGATAATAATGGTAAGACCACTAAACTTCGTATCAGCTTTATCCCACCATCTGATATTATTCATTCTTATTTTGAATTGAATAAGAAAACTCATCGTGGTGTATCCGATATTGTTAAATCCTTATTCCCAGCTAAATTATATACTTGCTTATATATCTCTAATACAATTGCATTACTGACTCGTGGTTATGATAAACGTTTGTATCATGTAAAACAAACAATTGATACAAATATCACATCTGTACTTCTTAACGTAATTAACCAAATCAAACGTTCTAACTTCAATCTACGTCAGATTGAAAATATGAATAATATCATGAACGTTACTGGTAGATTTAATGACTTGGTAATTCCTCAAAATGCTAATGGTGAATCTCCTGTAAGCTTTGAAATTATGCCTGGTCAAAACGTAGAAGTTAAAACAGAGTTTATGAATATGCTAGAAGAAATGGCTGTAAACCAAACAGGTGTTTCTTTGGAAATGGTAAACAGTAGATACCAAGAATCTACAGCTACTCATCTTACTATGAGTAATGCTAGATTCCTTATTAAGGTTTATGCTAGACAAAAACTATATGAACCAATCTTATCTGCTATCTATACTAAACTTTATCAATATGAATATAATACAAATTCTATTGTTAAAGTAGAGCTTCCACCTCCAATCATGTTGAACTTTACTAATACATCTCAAATCTTGTCTATGTCTCAAGAGTTGATTCAAAATATCGTTCAAATGAAATTTGGTTCCTCTCAAAATGAGCAAGAGAAATTAGCATTTACTTCTCTTCTTATGGAATACTATTATGATTCCTTCTTACCAATGGATAAGATTAATGCAATGGCTGACAAGGCTAAAGCTAAAACAGCTGCTAATAAACCTGTATCCGCTGGTATGGATGGAGGAGATATGGGTGGAGCCCAATATTAATTCTAAATGAAAATCCTAACTAAATAATAATGAAAGAGATTTAAAACTTAATAAAAAAAAATAGTGTTGTATGAAAATACATTTTTAAGGTGAGTATAAATTAGACCAAAAAGTTTTTCTAATCAGAAAATGCTCTATACATTATATTCAATATTTAGCTTCACCTTAAACTCTCTTAAATATTATGACCTACTATTGTAAGTTTTTTCACATACTTTTCCAACTACAATGGTATCGTAACATTTAACTTTCTCCAAAAAGTATTTTACAGCAATTCCTTAGTTGATCTCTTTCATAAAATCCTATCAGATTTTAATCAAAATCCTAATAAAGAGCACGGTATTAAAAATAAATAATTATTTTTCCACACAAAACTTGTTACAACAAATCAAGGATAATTGTGGCCTAAATTTAAACAGTATTCTCATTACCTCAAGCAACCAATATTAAGAATGTATAATGACAATACATCAAACCTTTTATATAAAACTGTAATGAAAGAATACTAGCTTAATTTAGAAACTGCTTAATTAAAAGATGATAGGTTCATTTTTGTACATTTTATGATTCTATTGAGTTACCGTGGTGTAAACTTTGACCAAAATGTATGTTATGACATAGAAACACAATACTTGTAGAAAAATTTCAATTTACTGCACAAACAAAGGATTGGAGAAGGGATTAATTCCCTTCTCCATCTTTTTGTGTCAATTCAACTACTTGTTTCAAATTAGGTCTATCTTGTATAAGTTGTAATCTTCTCTTTTCTTCTCTTTCAATCTCTAATAGCTTTTGATTAATATCATAATCTGATAATTGTATTTCTACACAATCTGTTGCAATCTTTTTAAATAGAGGTTTCTTAGAAGCATAATAGTGTTTTAGAGTAGAGAAGCCAACGTCTACTACATCTACATATCTTGTATTATGAGCTCTAGTTCTACCAAAGGTTTGTTTTGTTAATACTTGAGATTTGAATGGCTCATTAAGAACGATAGTCATTTCTAATCCTTGAATATCTAATGCAGCACCAGCTGATTTAGTAGTAGTAAGAATAATTCTATTATTAAGCTCTTTAGTCTTACTTTCTTTTGGAACCAATGATGAGAATAATCCTACGCTTAAATTAGGATAATAATACTTTATCCAATAATAGGTTCTCATGATAGCATAATTAGTTCCAATATATATTAGAACTTTGCCTTGTGGTGATACTGTTTGTTCTATCATAACCATTAATATCTTCAGTATCTTATAATAGTTTTCTTGGAATGTAAGATATTCTGTATATTTGACCCTATCAAATCCGTATATATTACTACAAGCTGATATATCTGTTGCTTTAGGATGAGAATTAAACAGCATCGATATATAACTAGTATGAGGATCTTTATCCTCATCAAATAAGTCAATAGATGGAACTGTTTTAAAAGCTGTTTGGTATATTCTATTATTAAAGAAATCAGATTGAATAGGAGTAGCTGTTAGATAATAAGTCTTTGCCACATCTGTAAAGAAATCAATCATACAGATATTATCAAACCACAAATGTGCTTCATCATATATCTTAACACCAATTTCTAATCTTCTAAATAGAGCAGATACCATATCCCAACCATATTTCTTTGCAAAAGACTTAATAGTGCTATGAGAGCATAAGAAGAATTTAATCTTAGATACATCTTTCATACCATTAATAAGTTTAGCAATAGATCCAACACCTGCTATAGTATAAATCTCATCATCTCTAAGATTAGTATATTCTTTGATCTTTTCTCTCCATTGGTCTATCCAATCTAATGAAGATGTGATCATCATGGTTCTCATAGAAAGATATGCAAAGGTCACTATGGCTACATATGTTTTACCAACACCAGTATTCAAATTTACTTGTAACTGAGCAGCTCTTTCATTCTTTTCATATGGAGGCATTCCTAAACAGAATTTGATAGCCTCTTTTTGCTTTTCATCTCTTGGAGTATATTTTAACTTTACTCCACTTACCCTAGCAAATTTATCAGGACCTACTTTATGAAAGATATCTCTACCAAAAGATCTTTCTATGTAATACTGTTCTATACCTGCAGGAAGATATAAATCTTTCTTTTCTGCATCATAATACATACCCTTAGCTTCTAATCTATGATATGCTTTGTTGTATACTGAGAATTTGCGTTCAATAAACTCATTATCACCAGGTTCATAGTTGTGGATAATGGTAGTAGTTTTGCGCATTTCTATTTTACTATTTACATTATTCATTATATTTCTCCTTAATTTAGATTACTATATCGTCTCATTTCTCATATTTATAGTATACAACCGAGATTATAAATAAAAAAATAAAGAGAGCAGAATTAATCTGCTCTCTATTCTTTGCTAAGGTCTAAGAGTCTTTATAACATTCTCTATTTCCTTCATAGTTCTATGATGAACCTCTAAAGATAATAATAACTTTTGGCTATCCAATCCAAGATCTTTGGATATTATTTTTATAAGATCCATTTTATCTTCTCTAGTACAAATTATTTTAGAGAATGTCACAAACTCTTTATCTTCATTTTTAAAGTCAATTCTTTTGTTATATAGAATTTTGCTAAGCTCTTTAGCATTATTATAATACGTATCTGTCATAGTACGACATTTTTTAAACAATACTTCAGTCATCGCATAGAATGATTTAGGACTCAATGCTAAAAATTCTTTGCGTTCACTATGATAAAAATTAATCATTTTTTCTTAAATTTCCTTTCAAATTTTGGAGTTATTCTCATAACTAGTTTTAACTTAGCTGGATCTAGTTTTACAAACTCCTTTGCTGTGTAATCTACTATTGTGCTGCTTTCTATATTACTTATACCATCACAATATGCAGGTTGTCCACTGCTCAATGTAAATCTCTTTTGGTTATAAAGTATCTCATGTAGAGTTACCCCTAATTGGAAATATACTTCATCAGCCCTTCTACCCCTATTCATTCCAACTGAATCTTTATTAATTTCACATTTGAATTCAGCTGTTTCAAAGGCAGTTTTTAAAGTTGGTTGGATCATATCAAAGAAGTCTTCCACTCCAACATTGTTAGGAACCATTAGATCAGTATATTCGCTTTTTATCATTAACACTACCATATGTTTTCCAACTTCTTTCCATATAATTTTACACATTCTGCATTAGTGTCTCTAGCAACATTCATTGCATTTAATCCTAATTCTTGCTTTAAAACAATAGCTTGCTTACAGAACGTGTATACCGCTTTAAAATCTTTAAGTTTGAAGTTGTAGTATTTACAAGCTTCTTTTAATACAAGATTTTCATCACCTCTAGCGAATGTCACATTTAGAATATGGCTTCTATGCATTCCAGTAGATGATGTAAAATAAAACCCATATACATCTTTCTTATTCATTACCTTTGCTATAACCTTAGCAACTTCCACCATCATATTCTTTGGAGAGTTTTGGTATTCAATAAGATAATATCTTTTATCTAATAAAACAAAAGCTTTGATTAATCCCTGTAAAAACATCTCTGGTTCAAATGTATAATCCTGAATTCTTTCGACAGTATTCTTATTCTTGTTCGTTACTTTTAATTTAAATCTAATCATTTTCCCTGTACCCCTTTTATATTAATCTACTACAAACTTTGGTTCCCAGAATCTTTTCATATCTTCACCATAATAATACACTATGATGGATTTAATATGATTCTCTAAGAACTTGAAATCTCCTTTTACGAAATATTTCTTAGAATAAAGCACATCATAAAATCTTTTGAAATGGGTTTTAAAGAACTCAAAGAATTCTTCACTCAAGACTTTCTTAATAAGTTCTCTTCCATCTGATTCTTCTAATGATATAGAATCTAAGATGATATGACCATAAATAAAACTCCCATCAAATAAAATCTGCCCTAGATAGTTTGCTACTTTGGTTACCATTGTATCAATAAAATCATATTCATCGATCAATGTTCCATTTCTTTTAAAACTATCTGCTTTAAAAGCGAATGATAGCATCTGATTCTGCAAATAATATACCATTTGATCTGCATTTAGATATAGATCATTGCAATCCAATATCCGCCTAGAGTCTAAAATATTACATACAAACATTTTATTTTTCCTCCTTAAAATTAATATATAATACTTCATAATTATAGTATATAATTATAGCTGAAATTGTCTTGACATTTAGATGAGGTGGTATTATTCTTTCCTTTGTTTAAATAATAAGCCTTTGTTAACTTGTTACTTTTAACTATTACTCTCCTTAAAAGTAAAATACCTCCTTAAAGAGTTACTTGCTTACTCTGAGGGACCATTCACAATTGGCAACACTTTTGTGGATCAGAAGAACTTTTTCATTATAATACCTTACGATTAATTCTAATACTTTTCAAAAATTAACCTATAAAAAATAATACCACTTCAGACTCTAGTCAGATTATCTGACTAGAGTTCTTTTCATGTGTAGTAACCCAGAAAAATACCTTCAAAAATAAAAAAAATAAAGGCGGATATTAACCGCCAGGAATTGATCCACCTTTATTTTTTGAAGACTTTTAACGATTATTAATATAATTCATCATCATCGTCTTTTTCATCTTCAACTTGTTTGATACGATCAAACGTACGTTTGATTTCTTCTTCAGCTTTTGCCTTTGCTTCTTTGCGAATCTTTTCAACTTTTGCTTCATCTTCGATTTCTTTAAATGCATTGTTTAATTCTGCCTTGTAATCAGACTCGAAGTTTTTGAAGAGGGATTTGCATCCCATTACCAAGGATTTAATACCACAAATAATACTATTTACTTGGGTAGCATACTTGAGATATACTTCACAAGCGGCTTTTAGAAGTTTCTCATGAGTTTCGAATTTAATCTCAACACCATGATCTGTGAGACCAGAATATTCGAAGGAACCTGCTTCGTTTCCTTCGCGATATTTTCTGGAAAGCTTTTCACAACTTACCTTATCTTCGAAGTCATATGCCTTCATAACTTTGTTTAATAATTCTGCTTCTTTTTTACTAAGTGCGATGCTCAATTTCATTCATTTTTGTTTCCTCCTGTTAAATAAATTACAAAATGAAATATAGTATGAATAGATTCTCACTTTCTTTATCCTCTATTCACTATTATAGTATACAACTGAAATAACGGAGTTTTACAAAAAAGAATAGGGGTAGGGAAATTAATCCCTACCCCACATTTGGTATCACAGATATTTTACCATATATTCTAGTCTAATTCAGTCTTAGGCTCATTTCTAAATGGAGCTAAGAATGCTTTAATATCTCTAGGAGCTTTCTTACCTTTATGATCATGATTAAATGCAATAGGGCATTCACCTTTCTTGATCTTAGGTTTATTGACCTCAGCCCATACTTCATGTTGAGCATTAAGGAATTTCTTAGGTTTATCCATAAAGAATGGATCAAGAATACTAGGAGCTGTTTTCTTCTTATTCAATGGATAGAATAATGCCTTAGCAAGCTTTTGATAATCCAAAGATACGATTACAGACTTATTATCCGTTAAGGCCTCATTGAGGGTTAAGATCTCATACTTAGCGTCGGGATTTGACCAATCAGGCATCTCTAATCTGCTCGTGTCCGCACAAATCTGAGAGGCCATTATTGTTTCTAGATGGATAGATTGACATTTTACACCACCTTGGATAGCCGCATCTTGTAATGCTTCTACAATTGTATCTTTATCATAAGATTTAGTAACTGCTTTCTTATTAATTGTATCTGTAAAGATATCAAGAGATTTACCCAAGTCATTGTTTTGGATTTTTAATAAGAATAATTCTATATCTTGTAATTCATTCAATGGAATATCTACATCGATATTGTCAATGACAATATCTTCATCTTCAATAGCTTTAGAAATCATAGCAGCTAATTTATTAGAAATATATAATTTCTCATCAATAGGATTTCCATCTTCTCCTACAGCTGTAATCTTAGTATATACTTCATCATCTGGAGTAATGATTTCAAAGTTGTTGATAAATTGATCCACAAATGGACCATCATCTTCAGATGCATGCATATCATCAGAGAATGATCTATGTTTAAAGAACTCATCATCATTTTCTAATTGAATATCTTGTGTCTTGATTCTAAGTTTCCAACCAGACATTTGTTTATTCTTAAAGATATCTTCTTTAAGAGAAATTTCATTTACATTTGCAACTTCAAAGAAATCATTAAATTGAGGAACCCATTTGATAATCTTAATAACGGTTTCCAACAAATGTTTAGCAGATAAACGTTTTTGTGTATATTGGGAAGTGATCAATTCTGTAGCAATACGGCCAATAGAAATATCTTTGTTTGTATGACCTAGATCACCATAGCACTTATAACACACACCATGCCCTTCTGCATGAGATTTACAAGTAATAGGACTTCTTAACCAAATCTTTTGTCCTATTAAACCATAATCTGTTCTCTTGATCTTAAATTCAAGACCATATCTTTCAAAGCGAAAATATCTATCATCAAGCATTGAAAGATGTTTCTTATCCTTAACGGTAATATGAACAAAGTTCTTTGTGCCACAATCGTAATTTTTATCTGGATGGATATGAGTATCCATATTATTCAAACCTAGAATACGAGAGAAACCACCAGATTCACCAACGTTCTTTTTGGAGATGATTTGTGCTACACGAGATGCACCATTATCAATATATTGAGCAACAAGGTTATTCAAACCGCCATTAATATAAGAGCTATTAATAATATCATGATAGATAGATCCTTGACCATCTGGCTTGGTACCGATATTGATATTGTTCTCTTTATACTGTCTAATATTAATACCCTCTTGAGCACCGAAAGCGTATTTAAGACAATGGTCATAACCAACGATCTCATTAGATTTCATAATGTAGTTATCAATGGCATCATGAACTAATTCCATACCTCTATCTTTTACTTCACCAATAGGAACATTGCTAAGATCGGCATGTAATAGATTGAAGTAATCTTTGCTCTTTTGCATGATATCAATATCATCTTCTAAGTTTAAAGTGTTTGCTAAGAATAAAGCAAATTCATCAATATAAGAAAAATGATATACTGTATCAGCAATAGCATTATTAAGCAGCTTATTTTCAATAGAGATCTTATTTGGGTCGATTATATTCTTATCGATATATGCTTTGATAGCATCGGCAGTAGTGAATTTCTCAAAAAATAAGTGCTCTGGTTTGATAGTTTGTTCTATATAAACTATCGGGAACCACATCATGAGATTCAATAAATAATCCATGATATTAAGTTCGACCGATAAGCTTTGATTTCCTTCAAAGAAAGGTTCTACAAATAAACCTTGTACTGCTGGCATTTCAATACCATCTCTTAAAATATTTAATATTCCTTGAAAATGGTGATTCCAATTATCTCTCGTTATGGCACGAGTATCAATTTTTAGTTTCCCTTTTTTCACTAATTCCGCATAAATGTAATAATTAGTGAAGTTACTAACGGATTGCATTTCTTGCATTTTGTCCTCCTTAAATTAATCACTTTTAACCTTATAAGGTTGTAAACGTGATTGTATAAATCTACTACCACTTTTATAGTGTATATTTAAAATACAGATTGACACAAAAAGGCAGACTACGGAAATGAATCCGTAGTCTTATTGTGTAGATATTTTTAGATTTTAAGAGGTGGTCAATAAATAGATATTAGCGACCGATTTTGTTGAAGTTGAAAGCGTCTGGAGTCAATTTGATAAGACGTTTTTGAGATTGCATTGCATCACGACGTACGCGGTTAGCATATTTAGTGTAGATCTTTTTCAACAAACGGCGTTCGTTAACACGGTTTTTACGAAGAGCTTCCCAATCAGCATCACCTTGTTCACGAGCCATTTGAATGGATGCCAAGTGAATACGGCG